GCAACCTTCATCTATATGTCCGTATCCGCAATCAAGGTAATCAAGGAACTCAAAGACAAATGACAACAGAACTCATAGCAATGCTAGGAGGAGGAGCCTCTGGTTTTATCTTTAAACTGATTGGACAGTTGGTTTCCAACCAGCAAAGCACTGTGGACTCCATGATCAAGAAGCAAGCAGCCGCTGACGAAAGTCACCAGAAAGCCGCCACAAGGGGCGGTGAGTGGGTCAGGAGGGTCATAGTATGCACTGTCCTGTTTGCGGTCGTTGTAGCCCCCTTTTTGTTGGCTCACAGCCCTGAGGGAGTTACCGTAGGGCAGGAGACATCTTCCTTCTTTGGATTATTCAAGGGAATCAAGTATCAGACCCTAAACGGTTACCTTATACTACCAGAGGTTCGTCAAACAGTTTTAGCCATTGTCGGATTCTACTTCGGCTCCTCAACCATTAAATGAATGAAGTTCTACAAATCATTGCATCCCTCTGGCCCATCGGCATTGGCGTTATTACGCTCATCATCGTGCTAGCCCGGATGCACTACAACCTAGAAGCCCTTACAGAAAAGGTAAAAGTCCTATTTGATTTTCACAATAAAAGAAAGAAATAATTATGAAGTGCTGCATCTGCAAAACTAAAGATACATTTATCAGTAAGGTAAAATCCGTCGCATCCAAGCTTGTAGCCTGGGTCAAATCAGTAATCAAATAAAGGAAAGATAATATTATGCCAATGGGAAAAGGAACATACGGAAGCAAAGTAGGTCGTCCATCAAAAGCTGCTAAGGCTAAGGGGATGAAGAAGATGGCTATGAAAAAGAAGAAGAAGTAATGCCATTTAGCAAATACAGTCCAAAACAGAAGAAGATAGCTAGGGTTGCTGCACCTCGTAACAAAATTACCGGGGCTGACTTCAAAGTATTAAAGAAATCAAATGCACAGAAAAATACTAACCGTCGCAAGAAAGCTTGAGCAAGCATCGAAGGCTCACGCCGGGCAAGCGAAGCTACTCAAATCACTCGTAAAGAATGGCAAAAAAAGCAAAAAGCGGGGGTAAGATATGCCCTGAAGGTAAGGCTTGGGCGAGACGGACGTTTGACACGTATCCGTCCGCTTATGCCAACATGGCTGCATCTAAGTATTGCAAGAATCCTAACTATGCAAAGAAGTCAAAAGGTGGTAAACGCAAGGGAAGATAATGGCTCAACTCAAACAATGGCGAGAACAGAACTGGGTAAGGATAGGCACTGATGGATCGATCAAAGGCCCTTGCGGAACGTCGAAAGATAAGAAGAACCCTGACCGTTGCTTGCCTAAGAGAAAGGCTCTCAGCCTCACGAAAGCAGAAAGAGCAAGCACTGCTAGAAAGAAAAAGAAGGCAGGAGCTAGGGGAAAGACAGTTGTAGCTAATACACCCAGAGCAAAGGTAAGAAGTCAATGAGGAAGGAACACAAGAGCAAGCAAGGAGGACTTACCGCTGCTGGTCGTGCTTACTTCAAGCGCAAGACAGGTGCGAACCTCAAGGCTCCGGTCACGGAATCCAACCCCAAGGGTAAGAAGCTAGCCCGAAAGAAATCATTTTGTGCCAGAATGTCTGGCGTTAAAGGTCCAATGAAGGACAAAAAAGGTAGACCAACACGGAAGGCACTAGCCCTGAAGCGTTGGAAATGTTAATCAATGCAGGAGTACAGGTCATACGCTAGCTTAGATGACCGCATCCTCAATGACGGGGATGTAGGCTTTGTTGGGTTCAACAATAGGCTTAGACCTGATCAGCTACAGGGTGGGATGCTGGCTGATGCCCAGAACGTCCGCTTTGATCGCAACGGTGAAGCACAGGTCCGCAAGGGTATCGAGGTCATTGAGGCCCCGTTTGCCGTAGGTGGAGATGTCCTTCGACTGCCTACTACAGCAGAGATTGGCAACGGAAGCACGGCGATGCTCCCTACAACCATTGAGTCAGCTACCCTTACAAATAGTGATAGTCGTGCAAACATTGTTATTAATGACCCAGCTGTTGAGGCTGGGCAGATATTTGCAGCGGACGAGGTTGTAGCCATAGAGGGTCTTGGTTTTACTACAGTTGACCCTAATTCCGTTGCCCCTACAAGTGATCCATTAGTAATTACTTCATTAAAAACTTTAGTATCCGTGACTGATAACGGAGATACCAAGACATTAAAATACGCTCTATCAGGTAGCGATGAAACCTACACAACTCCAATTGTTCTGCCGCAAGCATTACCATTTACTCTGAATACTAATACGACCCAGGCCGTTATTGGGTTCAACATGGTCCTTGACCAAGGGGCAGTCACCGAAGTCTATGCGAGTACTGATTTCAGTGACCCCAATGAGAACGCAAGTCAGTACATCCTCATTGCCTCCAATCTAAAAGTTGTTGCTAAAAACCTAGCTACTGAAGGCACTGTAGAGATTGCTTACCCATCGGGCGAAACTGTGCCGCCTGCGTCATCAATGCTCCAAGCATTCAACAAGGTATTCATCTTCCGCAAGGGTCAAGTCGCTTTGGAGTGGGATGGTTCTTTTAGCTCCGTTGCACCAGGTGACTATGAGATAGGTAAAACCTATACAATAACCTCACTGGGTGCATCTCCAGCCTTTACAGGAATCGGTGCTTCAGCAAACACTATAGGCGTTACCTTTACTGCTCAAGGCGCAGGATCAGGCACTGGTACAGCTACCTCTGCGTTTTCAAAGGTAGCAAGCGGAACCTATACACAACCCACTTCTATTACTTCTTCTGTTAAAGATTTTTCTATTACCAATTCGGTTGGTTCCTTGCACACTTCTCAGTCATTTGCTGTTGGTAATGATATTATTATAAGTGATGATGGCCCTACGGCTTCCTGCGGATTAATAGTACCATCAGAATTTGCTGTCCAAAAAGTATTTTCCGCAGGTAACACTGTTAATGTTACTGGAGTCGCAGTAAGCGGTACTACTATTACAATTACAGCAGCGTCACACGGTCTCTCTTTAAATCAACCTATTACTTTCGCAGATTTGGATGCTGGATTAAATGGCAATAATGCCGTCTCAAAGGTTAATAGCAGTACTGAATTTGAAGTAGAGGTTGCAACAACATTTACTGCATCCGACGTGACTGGAACCGTAGCTCCAGCAGCGGGTATTAATTTTATTGTATCTCCTGAATCAATTAAAGATGCCAAAACGCCAGCCGAGGTTCGTGCATCGAATCCAACTTTTATAAAACGAGTATCTGTAGGCCTTGGATTTAGCCATATGCCAGCCCCTGAGTTCGCTGTGTATCATCAGCGCAGGTTGGTCATGCCGTTTCAGTTTTCGGTCAATGAGAGCGTGAACTCATATACATCAAGGGGAATCATCGATGAGGTCATTGCTTCAGATATTCTTGACTCCGACACCTACGATCAAATCTACGCTCAGTACAGGTTCAATGCAGGTGAAGCTGACTTTACCGTCGGGCTGCACTCCTTCTCCGAGGACAACCTAATGGTGTTCAATCGTAACAGCATTCACCTAATATCTAACACAACGTCCCTACAAGCGGCTAGCACTAAGCTACTGACCGATGAAGTTGGTTGCGTAGCCCGTCAGAGCATCCAACAGGTTGGCAGTCAAGTTATATTCCTGTCCGATAATGGTGTTTACAGCACTCAGTTCTTCGATGAGTACAACCTCCGTGGAACGGAGACACCTCTGAGCGAACCTATTAACGAGACAATCAAGAGGATCAACAAGGATCAGAGCAGCCAGGCCGTAGCTGTTTACTTCGATAATCGTTACTTCATTGCAGTGCCTCTCGATGATGCGCTTCGCAATAACGCTATACTTATCTATAACTTCTTGAACAAGCAGTGGGAGAGCATCGATAATGTTGATAGCACGGACTGGGACATCGAGAACCTAATAGTCGCTGGTGAAGGAAGCCAGCGGGGTGTTTACGCCATAAACAGACTAGGCGGCATTCATAGGATAGACGCTCGGTTGCAGGGCGATGATCTAATCAACGTAAGCATTGGAGGCTCTAATGAAACCAAGGACGTAAAGGGAAGCATCACTACTCGTCAGTACACTTTCGGTAACATGAGCAGAAAGAACTGGAAGGAGTTCCAGATGCACGTAGAAAGCAGTGCAGATAATACTAGTAACTTTGACCTATCGGCAGAGACTGAGAACCCTGACGGGAACTTTACTCTAGGAACTCTTACTAGCTTCAATGGCGGCGAGGATTTGCTCAAGACAGAGGATGTGTCCATACGTGGTAGAATAGGTAACCGCAGAGGTCACGGAATACAATTTACAGTTAACAATACACAAGGACGACCAAGAATTAGGTCACTACAAACTCAAGGATCAACCTCCTTTAGATCAACACAGAAAGCAGAATAATGGCATCACCTATAGTAAAAGGAAACACTTTTGGGGCGACTGATACAGTAACTAGCACAACGCTAAATAACATTGTTGATAACGCAGCATTTAAGGACTTCGACGGAAGCACAGAAGCATTCACTGTAAGTGGTGATGACCTTGGAACTTGCGTAAAAGCTGGTGGTCTAGCAGTTAATACTACCTCTGGTCAGCTACAGCTTAAAGAACAAGCTAACCTTACTGCCCTTGGTAATACGTCTGGAAGTTCTGCTGTACCTACCGCTGTATCCATCCTTGATGAAGATACTATGTCCTCGGACTCAGCTACTTCGTTAGCGACCCAACAGAGCATCAAGGCTTATGTTGACGCACACGGAATTGTTCAAAGAACACGAGTAGCTAGCGGCACGAACTTGACAGTGCTAGGAAGTTCAGTTATTCCTTTGGATGATACTCTTCCACAATCAGGTGAAGGAACTGAGGTTCTAACAACTTCATTTACTCCTAAATCTACTAGCAATCGGATCGAAGTATCATTTAATGGATTAATAACGCATACTGACGCAGGTATCGGAATGGTCTTAGCTTTATTTGAAGGCACTACTTGCAAGGCAGCAAAATGGTTTGCACAGCCATCAAGTGGTTCGCTTATGTCTCATATTACATTTCAATTTACCCCATCCAGCACGGATGCGGCAACATATAGCCTAAGGATAGGAAATGGTGCAACTCAAACTAATCCATTATATGTTAATCGTCAGAGCAACGCTACAGCTACTTTAGGTGGTCTAATGGAATACAGTATGACCGTATTAGAACTCAAGGCTTAACAATTTAATAACATGGCAGTAATAACATCAGGAAAAACATTTGCTAACGGCGAACAGCTAACGGCAGACAAACTTAATCAAGTAATTACAGCAGCAACATTTGCAACCGGTGCTATTGATAATAGTGTCATGCAGATAGTAGGCGACGCTATAACTATAGCGGATGGAGGTGTTGCTACGGCTAAAATAGCTGATAGCAATGTTACTAAAGCTAAGATAGAAAATGTAGCTAATATGAAGGTGCTAGGGAATACTTCTGGTAGTGCGACTTCACCTCAAGAAGTTTCTATTTTAGACCAAGACAATATGTCTGATAATTCAGCTACCTCGTTAGCTACGCAGCAAAGTATTAAGGCTTATGTGGATGCTGGGGATGCAGACCCATCTAGAGTTTATAACAGTACGAGTCTCTCTACTGATAGTGGCAATGTCCAGCAAAACACCACAGGTCGCCCATTATGGGTAAGTTTTACTCTTTTCTCAAGTGGAACAGTACTTAATTTTCTACTTGGTAGTATTTCTCCTAATAGCGATATGTCTTCTTCTACAAGAATTGGTCAGTCTAGAGTCGCTAGTCGATCTGGGTTCGATTCGGCAGCACAGGTCACTATGATTGTCCCAGCCGGTTATTATTGGAATTTTTCCTTTAGTCCGAGTACTGTTACAGAGAAAGTTCACTCTAGCTTTATATTGTAAAACTAATGAACCCCCTCCTGCACTCAGTTCAAATAGCATTGCAAAATGCTACACAGAAAGAAGCCATTGATTTCATAAATAAGGTGGTAGATTTTTGCATTGAACACGAAAACGGGAAGGTATTAGCTGGATGGCCAGAGGAGTTAATCCAATTACTGGTCGGCTACCATATAGCTAAGGATACGTTTATTGTAGAGCAGGACGAAGAGGGTAATATTATAGGTTTAGGTATGTGGTATAATTGTGATGAAAACGCCGATTGGAGTTTTATTAATAATTGGGAGCCAGATGATAAGGATGCTAACGGTATATTTATTGGCTTTCTTCACGCCACAAGCACCGAACTATTTAAAAAAATTACTCGTAAGTTTTTAGAGGTATGCCCTGAAGCTATGCACAAGAAAATTATTATGATGCGTCACAGAAGTCACGTACCAAAACGAGTTGAAAGCAATTATAAATTATTCAATAAAATACTAGCAATATAATATTATGGGAGGATCAACTAAAGTTTCATCACCACCACCACCAGAGCCACTTGACCCAGGTAAAGTAATGGGCGAATACTTATTCGGTCAAAATTTTGGCAGTTTTCAAGGCGTTACTGACCCTCGATTGCAGGAGCGATTAATCGGCGCAGAGCAGAGGTTCCGTCCGCAGTACGCTGCACTAGAGCTAGCGGATATTAATACGTTTGCTACTGGTATTCCTGGAGGTAGAGATAATCCTCAATACAAGAGACTTGAGGCTCAGCTTGCTGGACTAGAGGCAGGTCAGGGAGGTATCAGCAGCGAAGAGGCAACGAAGATCGCAAGATCTGCGGCAGGTCCTGCTCCGAGTAAAACGATTACCAAATCATCTCACACCTTCAAGGGACGTAAGAGAACTCGTAAAGTAAAAAATCCCAACTACGACAAAGAATTAGCCGAATACAACAGAGAAGTCCAAAGCATAGCTAGCTCCCTTGGTGGGAATCGTGCCTCTCAGATTGCTTCTGTTAGGGCTGAAATGAAACAACTTGAAAGTTCTAAGGGACAAAGGGGACTCTTTGATTTACTAGAGGAGCAGTCAACCCGTGCAGGTGAATTACAGCGTTCGGAATTAGAATTACAGCGTGCCTCCGACGTAGGTGCATTGCAGGAGTTCGCACCTCAAGTTGTTGAAGCTTATCGTGCCGCTGATCCTGCTAGCACAGCAATAGCAGAGAGTATGTCCCGTCGAGCTTTGGGTCAACTGACTCCAGAAGAGGAACGCAACGTACAACAAAGGTCCAGACAGGCAAGCCTAGCGAGGGGTCGCATCGGTGACTCATCATCCCTTGCGGCAGAGGCACTCGGTCGCTCGGACTACACCTCGCAGTTCGCACAGCCAGCCTTTGCAATGAACCGCCAACTAGCAGGTGACGTAGGTATGACTATTCTTGGTCGTCCCTCAGCCTCTATTGGTCTAGGCGGTCAAGTCCTAGGACAGGCACAGCAAGGCGCATCAGGACCTATGGGACCTCAACTATTTGATCCTAACATGGGTATCAATATGGCCTTGCAACAAAGATCACAGGACGTTAATTATCAGGGTGCAATGGCTCAGGCTGATGCTTCTCGTAGTGCTGGTAGGAGTTCAATGTTCGGTTCAATTGCAGGTGGACTATTGGGTAACACAGGTTTATTT